ACCACAGAAATTTGGTGGAAAAACAAATGGCGAAGATGTTATCACATCTGATCCTAAAAACAATCCTAAGATAGTCACATCGAATCCAGATCAACAGACAACACCTAAAAAACAAGGTGCGGGGCTTACGATTAAAAGAGATCCAGATTTAGAAGTAAGATCACAAGTCGATACATTTGACAGTATAAGAGAAAGGTTTTTAAATAGAGCTAGAACAAACGGGCTCTCTGATACCACATGATTTGAGGAGAAATTGAAATATGCCATTACCTACATTAGTGACACCGGAGTTTAGAACAAAAATTCCATCGACTGGCAAACAAATAAAATTTAGACCGTTCCTGGTAAAAGAAGAAAAAATTCTTCTAATGGCATCCGAGTCTGGTGATGTAGAAGATTTAATAGATGCGACAAAACAAATATTAGAAAATTGTTTACTAACTAAAGTTGATATAGAAGCTCTGGCCTCATTCGATGTTGAATATCTTTTTCTAAAGCTAAGAGCCAAGTCGGTTGGAGAGCTAATAGAAATATCGCTTAGACACGCAGATCCGAGTGAATGTGATCACATCTCGAAAGTAGAAGTCGATATCGACAATATCACTGTGGACGGAATTGATACAGAAAGCAAGGTAATTATGTTGAATGATACGATGGGTATCAAAATGAAGTATCCATCTATCAACGAAACGATTGTTGAAGTTTCTCCTTCAGATATAGATTCATTGTTAGAATTAATTGCTAAATGTATTGAGTGTGTTTTTGAAGAAGATGCAATTTACGATGATTTTACACTAGATGAAATGAAAGACTTTATCAATAATTTTTCAACGAAGCAACTAGAAAAAATAACAGACTTCATTGAGAATATGCCTAAACTGAAAAAAGAAGTAAAGTATACGTGCAAAAAATGCGGTAAGGAAGAATCCTATACTTTACAAGGTTTAGAAAGTTTTTTTACATAGCGCTTTCCCATGACAACTTACAAAACTTTTACAGTTTAATTTTTGCATTAATACATCATCATAAATACAGTTTAACCGAAATTGAAAACATGATGTCATTTGAGAAAGCGCTATATGTAGATATGTTACTTAAACACATAGAAGAGCAAAAAAATGCCGAAACCTAGAATAAGACTAAAACTATCTGATATCGATGTAAGAAAAGTAAGCGATGGAGAAGAATCGGTCGCAGATAATATTTTAGTAAAAATAAAAGATGAAGCAACAGCAACCAGAGAGAGTATTGAAAAATTAAATGATGTTATGACTCGATTGGCTGATGCCTTTGCAGCGTCTTTGGTCTTAGAAAAAAAGGAAATGACTAGACAGGTTAAGAAAGACCAAAGAGAAAAAACCGAAGGTGACATAGCAGACGATGTAAAGAAGAAAAAAGAAAAATCGGCCGATATCGGTGGTGCTATAATGAGGGGAGCCACAAATCCTTTTGGAGTTTTATCAGAAGGATTACAGAAAATGGCTTCTGGTATAGGATCTTTATTCGCGTCTCTAGGGGCATCTGGTTTATCACTATTAGGTTCTGGATGGCAGAGAATGTACGGCGCACCGGATGGTGGTAAACCGAAGGGGCCCGATGGTAAGAGGCCACAACGTACACCAACACCAACAAATGCAGACGGTCCATCTAGACAACAAGCTAAAACTAAATTTGGTAAAATAGGATCGGCAGCAACACGAATGGTAAGCGCATTTGGTAGACTTATTCCTATTGTCGGTTTAGGATGGATAGCATTTGAAGTTGGCAGTTTATTAGCACCCTTTGTCAAAGATGGTTTAGAAAATTGGGCAAATGAAATTAAAAAGAATAGAGAAGCGGCTAAAGCAAAATATGATGCAGATATGGCTAAAGAAAAGGAACTGGTCAATAAATCTATAACTGATGGAAAAAATCAAATACAAGAAGCAACAAAAGGTTATGAAGAAGCTTTAAAAGCAGGTAATACGGAATTAGCAAAAAAATATAAAGAATCGATACAGTCTGTAAAAGACGAATGGAAAGAAAACATGAAGCGTGTAAAAGAAAAACACGCCGCAGAGGTATTGAGACTAAAAGCTGATATAACTACAGCTAATCAATTGGGGGCTGGAAGAACACCAGCGGCCGGTGGTGCTCAAGCCAAAGCAGTAATAGACTCAGACGATCTATCAAGTAACGAAATCTTTGACAACGAGGAAAAAATAGTACAATCCATTCTCGCATTTGAAGCATATGATACTTATCAAAAAGAAGGTGCTCAAAGTCTAGATTTTAAAAATAAAATTCAAGAAATGTTAATGATGGAACCAGACTATGAAAAACTTAGTAAAGGTGAATTAGCTGGAATTGCGAATCAAAGAATGGAAGAATATTTAAAAACTACAGGAAAAAAAGGTGGTAAAGAATTTATGGTTGCTGTTAACAAGGCATCACAACCATCTACCGGTGAATATGGTCCATCAGGAATGGATCAATTTATGGGTAAACAACAAAAGAAAGAGGGGCAGATACGATTAGCGAAACAAAGAAAAGCTAGAGCTGTAAATGTTAGACAGGAAAGTATAGGAAAAACAGCAAGACTGAACGATCATAAAAATGTTCATGGTATGGGTGTTATGGAATATCAATCTGGAACAGCTGTAAGAGTAGATGATTTTGGAAGTAGACCAGAAGGATCTTGGTTCGAAGGAATGTCTGAAGGTTTAAAAGAGGCAGTTACCAGTAGTATAAATGAAGGAATATCAACTGTATCCAATGCATGGGATGGTGTAGTATCTTGGTTTCAAAGCGAAGAGTCTAAAAAAGAAGAAGAAAGTAGACTCAAAAAAGAGAATACTGAATATATGAAAAAGGTATCAGAAGATATTGGTGTACTTAATAAATTTTTTACTGAGGGTAATAACATCACTATTGTTAAAGGCGGTGATAGCATCACCGTTAACGGAGGAACAACACTTCTAAACAATTCACAACAAACGTCATATTCGGGTTCAACGTTTCCAGTCGGTGGATACTAAGAGGCTCAAGACGAGCCTCTTGAAATGAACACTAGAGAGAGAAAGAAGTCGTTATGCCTCTTCAGCTAACTTCTTGAAGAAGGACATATCATCATCTTCTGATTCTTCAGACTTCCATGGAAGTTCATCTGCATCTGAAGAACCAAACGAATCTTCTGCTTCAGCAACATCGTCAGCAAATGATTTGTTACCAGACGATACTGCTTCAAGACCAAGAACACGAGTCATTTTAGCCTTGAGTTCCGCATAAGTCTTGAAGTTCTTAGCATCAAGAAATTCTTGAAGAGAAAACTCTTTACCCCAAACGGCTTCGAGTTCATCGTCGTCATCCAACAGTGCAGATGGTGAACCAAACTCGGACTTATCGTAGTTACGATAGCCTTCGAAGTTACGAATCTTCATGCGGAAGTTTGCACCTTCCCAGAAGTCGAATGGGTTAACTGGAGTTTCATCATCAAACTCTGGGTGCATCATATCGTTAATCTTGTCAAAGATTTTCTTACCGTACTTGTAAAGGTAAACATTACCTTCGCGTTCTGGTCGTGCTGGATCTTTTACAATGTAAATGTTGCTGATGTAAGAAAGACGACGCTTCTGAGCACGAGCCTGTTCTTTACCAGCGTCATCACCACGATTCCAAAGCATCGAGTTGTATTCACCAACTGGATCTTGTTCACCTAGAGTAGTGAGAGAGTTTTCGATGTACCAACCACCAGGGCCTTGAAAACCATGTGAGAACAATCGAACCCATGGTAGACTTTCACCTTGTGGTGCTGGTAGAAAACGGATGATTGCAGAACCGTTACCTGCTTTGTCTACTTCTGGTTGCCAGAAGCGGTCATCACCAGCAGCTCTTTCACCGGACTGCATCTTGTTTGTTTCTTGTACGATTTTGTCGTACAGTGACTTTTTGTTTTTCTTCATATCTGCGAATGTATTCATAAGTATTTACTCCGTATTATTTGTATTAAAGTATATGTTGTTTTGTTCAACGAGTCCATTATATCATATTTGTATATGATTGTCAACCCCTAAATGGGGAGTGTAGCAAACATCGTGTTATCTTTTAATAACCGATTTTCTTTTGCCTCTATTTCAAGAAGCTCCATTATTTTCTTATTACGATGAAGAAGAGTGGCCGCAGTTTCTACTTCCATTCCATGTTCTTCGCAATAAAATAAGACCGCATCCATGAGGTCTAATCTGTTTTCATTTGCAAATCTTTCAATTTGAATACAAAAATTATTCGAATCAATCATTATCTGGTCTCACACCTTTCTTTCGTTCTTGTTCATCCCAAAAACGAAGCTGTTTACGAATGTAGTCTTTAATCATATAAGCCATTGAAACATCACGCTTGACGCATTCAATATGAAAACGCCGTTTCAGAGCCTTCTCAATTCTCATATCCAATTTATCGTCGTGATTGTTCATTTTCTATAAAATATATGATTCCCGATAGTTACGGTTTTTTTCACTTTATTGACCCAATATGGTCTACATTTCTTAGCGTGAAAATGTATTGCACCGTTTGTAGGATCTTTATATTTACCTCTCAATATTTTTGAACTTAAATTTCTGATACGTTTATATAGTCGTTGATCTTTTGGTACATTTGATATTTTATCATGTGTCCAAGAGAACTGTTTGCGTTGATAAACTACCTCGCAAATTGAGTTGGGATATTTTTTTGATCTAACACGATTCAATGTAACATGACCAACTGCAATTTGTCCCTGTTTTGTTTCACCTCTTGCCTCATGATATATGTTTAGTGCTAAACAATCTAGAGGCGTGGCAGCCATGACAGCTGCCACCATAATTTCTTTAGACATATTACTTCTTGTCGATAAACTCTTGTAACTGAGTTGCTTGCTTTATGATTTCTTCAGGAGTAAACATCTTAGGAAGATACTTAATATAATCCTTGTATAACTCCTTATTCTGTTCTGCAGCATTAAACAACAATGTATGGTATGCAGAAACATTTGTTTCATATTGCTTATCAAGCATATCTTTTGCCATTTGTAAAAGGTCAAACCTTAGTTCATAAGGATTCTTGCTCATCTTAGATTCCTCCGTATCCTGCTTTACGCAGCCTTGCATCAAGGTCTACACGGTCAACCGCAGATTCTAGATTGACACGGTGGCGATTGTAATAGATTGCCGAACGTGTTAAAGCTTCTCTTTCTCTTGCTGTAATCCAAGACTTAAACCAATTTTTAATTTTACTCATAACTTTTCTCCTGTGTGTGTTGTGTGTGTAAAATTTGCTCCGTTTGGGTAAAAAGGACGGAGCAACTCCTCCTGCTACTCTTAGGCAGCTAGTAGAGCCATTTCAGGCTCAAAGTAAGCATCGTTTGCGTTTACTTTAGTTTGCTAGTTTTACATCATTCGCCTGATGAATCGTCAGTTTACCTTATCTCACCACGTCGAAACCTTGTCACCCCCATCAAAAGCATACTATCCTAACTCCTATCCTAAGATTATCTACGTCAGGTTTCCCTTATCTCGCAATGTCAAAGTTCAGGTCAAACCATAGTACGCTTTTGGTGGAGGTGGGGAGAATCGAACTCCCGTCCGCAATGCCTCCAGTTTACATCATACGATTATTCTGATTAAGAAACATACTAGATTTTGGATTCGAACCTTGTCCTAGTGTTGTCCATCTGCACGTCCCACCGTACTGAACCTAGTATGTTTCTATTTATGCATCCATTATATCATAGTTCAACTGCAATGTCAATAGCCCTTTGTCAATTAGGACTGGCCAGTGCACCACCACCCGAATCAGTAATCGGTCTTTCCGGAATATCTAATAAAACAACTTCTTCACCAGCAGCAGGTTCAGGAAGTAAATTTGGATCAAAGTCATCCTGAATAGATGGTTCCACAAGAACCAACTCAGGACTACCAGGCGAAAACAACATATCAGGAATATCCCATATATCTACATTGGCTTTATAGTCTTTAATTCCTACTGGTTTTAATTTCAATCTTAAATCATAATCCTCTTGTTCTAATGCCGATCTCTTTGTCTTATTCTTTTTAACAAAATCATATCTGTGCGCGCCACCCTTTTTTGCTTTACGCATATTCTTTTTAAGAGCATTATTCATTTTGATTTCATAAACTCTTGGTCGTTTTACATCCTCTTCTTTTAACCATACTAAGAGTTTACCCTCTCTTGGTAAATCAATATAATCAATTAACTGAAATTTTTCTGGTAATTTATTAGCCTTATAAGGATAACCTAACATAGAAGGTAGATATAACCACACCTGCATCAAAAACAATGTAACACATATAATAGTGACACTACCAATGAGTATTCTTTTCGCAAGTACTGTTGTTACAAGATAATATAACTGAAATAAAATTACACCACTGATTAACAATAGTAAGGTGAATGAATCTGCATTCAATTTTCCGCTAGCATATTCTATCATAGAGGCGCCCTTGGTGTTGTAGGACCATCATCTAAATATTTTTTTACATAAAACACTCTATGATCGTCCTGTACTTCGATTATTTCTTTGTCTAGTATTCTAAACGACATGATATCCTTTTCTTCCCAAGTGTTGTTCAGTTTTACACTGCGTTCATAAACCAAACGATATGGATTAAGTTGAACAATCGATAAAGTCACAACATCTTCTATGGTCGGAACCCTTTTATTATACATGTGAAGATTTATAAAATATTCACCATCTTGCGGCCAACCTCTTGCGGTAATTACTTCGCGATTAATATCCACTACTTGTATTGAACCATCAGCATTTTTATAAGAATCGATTGTACGGCCAGTATCGTCTCTATCTAAAAAGAAAGGTGCCATTTGTTTTTTGCGAAAATGTAATGGTACTGACTTTTTCTCGTGTTCTGATAATAACCAAACATCAACATCATTATCACTTTTTTTCGTCCATTCAACTGTAATGATAAACTCAGCCTTCTTTGGTGCATCTGATTTTTTTGTTGGTGGATTCATATGAATCACGGCAATAATAGCTATTACTACAAAGGCCAACAATAGTTGAAACAGAAAATCAATAAACGATATGTCAAATTTAATCTGATGTGAAGAACGCATTTTCCACTGCCGTCAGTGTTTTATCCCATAAAACCAGTTGTATCTTTAATAACAAAGAAGATATAATACCAACAAGTGTGGTGATCATCGCAATAGACACGCCCCCGGCAATTGTCTGAATACCAATTGCAGCATCAGCAGCATTTGTTAAATCAAGACCAAATAAAGAACCAATTGCAACCATTAGACCTATGAGTGTACCTAACATGCCCAATGTAACAAGATTTTCCGAAATAAAGACTGGCCAATCACACACTTCGCGATGCATTCCAAATAATGTGTGAATACCTATCCATAAAGAAGATAGTACATACAAACTCAATATACCAAATGAAATGAAAGTAATATCATATCGATACAGTAATTGTATTACATCATATCCTCTTGTGTATGCTGCGTAAAAACAAATTACGATTATACACTGCAATAACAACCAAAGATTGAAACGCCATCTATTTTTAATCATAAAGTTAAATCCATATAGACAGCCATTAGAAATGGTGATAGTGCTAAAAGAACTCCAAATAGAATTATACTAATAATAATATTATCTTTCATAGTTTATTGGACCGATTGTTTTACCTAAATTCTGTTTACCGATTTCTATAATACAATACGATCCTTTACCATCTGTTCTTACAATAGCAAACTCATTCGTTTTTTCATTGTGAAAGAATAGAACATAAGTATTCTCCATCATTTCAGATGTGCCATTAAATGAAGAAAAGTCGTAACCCTTTCTTTCAACAAACACACCAAAAGTCTTTCCATCAGAACAAGCCATCACTGTTGGCATTATTTGCATAGGTAACTTTTCTTCTTCTTTAATCTCTTCTTTAGGGTTTACATCTTTCCAGAAAGGAGATGGAACTGGTGTCTGTGAATTTGCGCTTTGTGCAAATGTAGCCAAAAGAACAAAACCTAAAAATGGTAACAATTTCATGATACTAACCTCTGTGTAAAAAATTCATGATCTCTATAATCATATGGTTTCGTAAGAAAGGTTTGAGGTTTATCATTCTCGACTGCAATCAAAACAATATTATAATGTATCTCGTCGCCATACATTTCTTCAAACATAAACGAATATGCTGCACACTGCAAAAAATAATCTTCAATCCATTCTTTCTTCTTCGGTTTAGACGATGTTTTAAAATCTATAACACATCTAAAACCATCACAATTAGCAATGCAATCCACTTGCCCTGCCAATTTGTATTTATGAGAAAACAGAAACGCTTCCTGCATATATACACTCGCAATGTTCGTGTCAAGGTATGGTCGCATTGACTCAAACATTTCTATGTGAGGTGGAAGATGACCTTGGGTATAATCTTTTACACCGTTAAGATAATCTTCGGCCATTTTGTGAACCTTTGTACCGCGTGTAGAAGCAATGCGACTAATACGATTCGCCTCTTCCGCACCAACTCTTTGTCGCCACTCAAAAAGAGATTTTTTCTTTTTTGGATCTTTACCGAGAGCCGTTGTTACGCTCTCATAGGTTTCATCTGTACCAGGTATCTTGTATCTACGACCTTCGGGTGTAGTTACTCTTTCCATGAGGTAAGGTTCATATTTGTTCATTTTTTTCCACGAAAATGTTTATTTACTAGATTTCTACGCACAACAGATTTACTATCTTTTGCACCATGTTTTTCAGCGAGTGGTGAATAAGGATTTGATTCAGCTACTCTTGACAAAGTTTCATTCCATCCACCATCTGTCTTATCTTTAATTGTTACACCAGCAACAATCGATGGTGCTTGCGGTACTTGTTTAACATGTGGATTTTCTTTTAGAAATTCTGTCATCGCACTGATAGAACAAAGTTCTTCCCAGTATTCATCCGATTTAGTATCATGAAAAATGTATGTTGGCATTAATCGTATCCTCCTGTGTAATAGTCCAACAATTGTTTCATCGCTCTATTTTCTTGACTATATTCATTCTTATATAGACCATTAAAACCAGCCTTCGGATGTGTACGATTCAGTTCAAACTTACCGCACCAATGAGTCTTTGATACTACAATCGATTTAGGATTAAATCTACATTCATACGAACCGTAACCCCTTGAGTTATGTTCGTTAAAATAAACACACATATCACAAGACCATTTTTCCGGATTTGTATGTTCAGCCATCACCCGTACTCCGTTCCCATTGTAGAGTGATTGTTTTATGGTTTGCGCCAAAACGAATCTTTACATCATCGCTCACACCAATATGTTGAGACCTTACAAGTTCAATTAACATTTCGCGATTAATCACAAGTTCGTTATACTCAACGGTTTTTCTTTTAACACATTTATTCAGATTCATACTGCTTCACTCCACCAGGTTGGGACTTCACGACGAGTCCATTTCGCAAAATCTTTCTTTGCTGTTAAATAATAATTACGATATGATGTAACCGCATCTTCTACAATACATTCGGGATAGTGTTTCATCGCTTTTGCAAAAGGCGTTAGTTTACCTGTTGGTATATTATCCGGTGCAGCGGCTAACACAAGTCCGATATCATTTTTAAAGAATGCTGCATGTTTCTTACCATATCTGTATGTATACTCACAAGACAAAGCATTGTAATGATGGTGCAACCAACGATAGTTAGCTGATGATTGCATAATCCATTGAGTACATGGATGACCAACATGACAGGCTTTCATCAAAACATCTTCACGATGGTCTGGTAGAACCCAGTATTTTGGATTTGTTTTACCAGATTTAGATGGACGCCGAGTTTCTTCACCGTCAAGCACACGGTGTGCTGTTGATAACATCTGTGCTGATTCTGTTACCATTTTTACCACATGAGCATTACACATCATAGCTGCTGCTTCTACTGGGGACTCATCAAGGACGAAGATGTTCATAATTTAAATTTACCTTTACATTATCACTTACGGGTGCGTATACTTGTACTTCACTAGGATACGCAAAAACAAAATTTACATTCGGGTTTGATTCAATTAACCATGCAAGAAACCGCATACGATTACGAGTATCTTGTAGTACGGCTCTTGTTTTCATTTCATAACCATTGGTACCATCATAAAGATTTGATGTGGCCATTATATCATTCACAACAAGAAAGTCAAAACCAAAACAAATCAGTTCTGTATATCCCATTGCGATGGCATAACGCATTGCAACCATACCAGCGTTTGATCTAGGAGTAGGACCACCAGTGCGTCCGTAAACTTCAGGTGGTTCGTATCGGTCATTTTCATGAGGAAAGATACACCGGCTTTGATTGCTATACTTTTCTTTGATTTCCGCAATCATCTTGTCGTCAATGGCTACAAGATAATCTGGATCAAAATCACGATACAGAGCATTACAGCCGAAGATTGTACCTACATCACGAAGCGCTTTCAGATTTAAAGTTTTTCGTGACTCGCCATTACCGATAATACATGCGGTAGTCGTCTTCGTTATCATCTACAAAATTCTCATAGTTATGTTTGTTCACTCGTACCTTACGAAGATTCTTTTGTTTCTTTCTTTTGCTTTTTACATTATCTCGATAATCATCATAGTCATCGTCAAAAGAACTCTTTGAGTTTCTAAATGTCTTGCCCATCGTACTACTTTTTTACCTCCCATGCTTGAGCGAGATTAGGATATGCTTCTGCGAAAATTTCTTTCTTTAAACTCTTAAAGGGCATTTTCTTATCTTTAATTTCAATTAATAACTTTGCGTCATCTGGATCCATTGCTTCTAAATACTCAATGAATATTTGTTCTCGTTTTGATGATTTGAGATTATCATATCCATTGTTTTGTAGAAATACACCAAACTTGCGTACCGAATTAATCAATACACCTTGTGTATCAGCTTCTTTGGGTTGTGGTTTATATGGTGGCGCACCTTCAGGTAATAACCATACATATTTTGGATTAAAACATAAATCGATAATCGGACCAATTTGATTATAAACTTTTTTCAGTTCCATAACCTTTTCTTGTTTCTTTCTCAATTTTGAGATTCTTTGCAAAATCTCACATACACCTTCAGCCATTTAAAACTCCTGTATTGAGTCCATAAGATTCTTCATCTTATTCTTGATAAAATAGTTCATTAACATACTACGAGGTTTTTCTTCGTAGTTCTCGTATATATCGTTTACTTCTGAATGAATCCAATCAGGTATCTTTGTTAGGTCAACCAGTGATTCATTTCTACGATAACCACGTAACATTTTTTCATCACAAAACTCTTCTGGCTTCATATGAACCCATTGTTGCAATTTTTCTTTGCGAATGGGTTTCTGCCGTTTATTCAAAACAAATGTATCATCATCCGATAGAAAGTTTGGAATACCGTCGCCTCTATCACCACGGAGAATATGTTCACGAATATATGTGGTCGGGCTTGCATGTTTAACCATTTTCTTTTGCATCGGACTATATTGTTCTACATTGCCATATTTTTGTAATTGCACAAAGTCTTTATCAGAAGATAGAATGAGAATTTTCTCACCATACGACATTGATTCAGAGCCATGAATCCAACAGATAGCAGCAATAATATCATCAGCTTCTGCACGGTCAATCTGAATGACCTTATATGGAAAATGTTCTTTTAAATCGTCGCGTACTTCGTTAAGAACACTGAAAATAGCATTCCAGTCCAAACCACTTTCTTCACGGTCTTTCTTACGATGGGCTTTGTAGTAAGGAAATACATCTTTACGCCAATAGTTCTTATCATCACAACAAATGATGAGTTCACCATATTCGTTATGAAATTTAACACGATAAGAACGCAGGGTATTAAGTATCATGTGGCGAACAAGGTCAGAATCAATTTCCATAGGTGCAGAACTGAGCTCGCCGTATTTCTGCGTGCGGCCGTGAATTTGCTGCATTAGATTGGAAATCATTACTTGGTTTAAATCAACAAGAATCATCGTCGTTATCTTTCTTCACACTTTCAACTAATTGTTCAACATGGGGTGTCATAAAATCTTCTAGGTTACAGGACTTTGCAAAAGCACTACGAGTTACCGTAAGTATATATCCCATAGCTAATTCTAAGTCTTCATTACCAGCCATTACTTCATGATAACCTAACTCTTCGCTCATATGCTGTAGAAAGATCTCAAAGGCCTCGTCAACATTTGAATATGTTAGTTCCAGGAGATTTTCAGAGGTGGGTTCAGTTTCAGGAGTAGGAATTACTTTCCTACTCATAAAATCAATTACATTATCTTTATTCATTTTACAATTCGTACAAGTATCGTATCTTTATTTATACGACCTTTCGGAACCTCTCCTTTGGTAGTCAATTCTCCCATCAGTTTGCGTAGAATTACTTTACCACCAGTCTGCACTTTTGTTAGTGCTTCTTTTGGCTTACGCAAACGCTTGACGGTTGATTCCGTCTCTGAATAATTCAGAAGTGTCGTTCCCTTGACACCAAAACCGGATTTATCAGCGGATACGAATTTTGTCAACTTCTTATATTTGACATTGTAAGTCCACAACTGACTTGCGCCGATAATATCGCTAGGATTCGCACTAACGAGCTGCAATTCATTGAAACTTTGCAAAAACTGCAATTTTTCAATTTGTTTCGATACCGTAATCGCTTTTTTCTTGCGAGGTTTGCGAATTTTCTTACCGTTGTTCGTATATGTAAGAATATCGGCGTGAATTGACTCTAAAAACGCAATCAACTTACGAATATGTAGCGGTTTTAGGTGTTTGTAACCTTCGACCAATTGTTTATCTTTCTTTAAAAGCACTTCCTGTAGTTCTGCGATCAAATTATCGTAAATTCCGATCATTTTCTTCGCAATCATCGGCTTGACTTCGTTTTTTGTCAGATAATCATATGCGGAAAACTTGCTTTTGAACTTACTTGACAAAAATTCATCAATTTGACCTTCGAATTCACCAGAAAGTTCGTTGGCTTTTGCCAAAACACGGTCTTGAATTGATACAACCGTCTTTTTCTCGACTTTTTCTTCTTTTTTGACTCGACCACGAGCCTTTTGAAGCAATTTCTCAATGCCGGAATCAAAATTTTCACGACTTTTTGCTGGAAATTTACATCCGAGCGTCATCATTCGCGAAAAATAACACAAAGTCGGTGGAATTTCATTATCAGACAATAAATCCAATAGTTCCAATTCTTTCAAATCACGAATATAGTTCTTTTTCAACAAAACTGTTGCTTTCTTATTGTCATAAAAGTAGTTATACCAGTTCAGAGCTCGTATAATTTCACTTTGAGTGGCTTCTTTCTTATCATTCCAAGTAGGTTCATCACCCAAAGCACTCTTATCATAACTCTTTGGTAATTTTACTGCTGTTTTCTTAGTCATTATTCAATTCCTACACTTGCGTATAAACGGTTTACTTGGTCTCTTAATGCGTGTGGATTCATACTACCCTTTGTGTTATACATAATATAAGAAACCATAGATTCTTGACCATGTTCATGCCAACTGTTTGGATATAACTCCATATATTTCGCAGCATGTATAATAAAGAGCTCAAGGTTACTCGTGTTTGCGTATCTTTCTTTTGTCATATTAATACCTATAGTTATCATCGTTACACAGCTATTATATCACACTCTGAACCATTTGTCAACCCCTAAATGCAATTAATTTTCACAGGTCCCGTAAGTCATTGATTTATAAGAGATTCTTCTTATATCTTCTTATATCTCTTAAAAAGATTTAAAAAAAGTTTCAAAAAGGGGTTGACAAGTGGCTCAGGATGTGATACAATGGTATCACAATTTACATGATGAGAGTTAAAAGTGAGAAAACGAAAAACTGCTAATATTTCATTCCTTATTGATCAAGCCAATTCCATGATTCTTCATTCCGTTGATTCGGCCGTAAGCGAGAGAACAGCAATTGCGTTGTTTATTGAAAATGTCCTTATGGAACATGGTTGTTATAAAGGATTCCGTTATCTTGATGAAAACGATATGGAAAAATCGAATAATGGTATGTCTGTCGGTATCCGTAGGAATACGGATGGGGATATGTGGGAAAATACAGATCGTTCAAGAGTATCGTACCAAACATGATTATTGCGAAAGAAATTACAGATTGGGATTGGAATCATACATATCTGCTATCAGATGATAAAATGAAATGTTTTGGTTATTGGAAATGGCAAGATGATGGTGATTACCATGAGTTCTCCGTTCCAATGAAATTTGACAAACGCAAAAGAAAGTTTCAATACAAAAAGGTAAAGTAAGGTGGAAATTTATCACAAAATAAATGACCTAGGTGAATACTTTGTTATTCACGACCAAGAGTATGAGTTTGCGACATTCGCACAAATTTTGGAATTCGAAGGTTTGACTTCGGAAGATTTTGAATTAATTAATGAGGGTCCTGAACTAGAAGCAATACCTGATTGTATTGCTATTTGGAGAAAATTATGATTAAAGATATTACCGATGAACAAGTAGCAAAGTTTCCAGAATATGTGGAAAAGTATATTCGCATTGGACTTTCTACCGACCGAATGGATAAGAATGCGGCAGTCGCTGCGGTGAAGTTGGCTTATGAAAAGGCCGAAGTTGAGATGCCCGAGAATTTGATCTTTTGTAAGGGTCCTTTGGACGCTAACGAAAAAATACAGAAAGAGTCGAATGGAGAGTATAACTCACTGAGTGGTATTTACTACGGTTCATTAAACGCGGCTCAAATTTCTTACATCAACTATTGTAAGAATGAGTTTGGAGACCAGCTTCGAGAAAGGGGTGTCGATATCGACCGAATCGATGGAATAAGCGATATTACAAATCATTGCGGCATCGTCAACATGTTCGATACGCATGTGTTTATTTCAGAACGTCCAACGCAGATTCGTTTCGATGATAGAAATCTGCTGCATTGCGAAGACGGTCCTGCTATTGAATATGAAGACGGTTTCACCGTTTATGCGTGGCATGGTCAGCGTGTACCGAAACAGTGGATTGAAGAAGGCCTTTCCGCAAAAGAAGCTCTGACCTGTGAAAACATCGAACAACGACGCGCTGCATGTGAAATCGTTGGTTGGGATAAGATACTCGACGATTTGAATGTCGAAGTGATTCACGAAGATGGTGATCCAGAGATTGGTACTCTGGTTGCTGTGGATATTCCGGATATCGGTCGTGAACACTACCTGCGAGTACGATGTGGTACTGGTCGTGGTTTTGCGATTCCGGTACCACCCGAGTGTAAAACTGCGCTTGAAGCCAATGCGTGGACATATGGCCTTGAACCTTATGAATATCAACCTGAAGTAAGAACTTAATAGGAGTAAGAGATGAAAACATTTAAAAACATGGCAGCCCAGGGTGATTTTGTAATCATCCGAGTAAACGAACTACCCGAAGGACTTTATCCTTGTGACGCGAAAGATGGTAAATGGGTGGTTGCTCACAGCGAAACTGGACACGATCATGTCATGGAAGCAGAGCGTGTTCAAATGTTCAAAGTAGAACTAAAGGACGACGATGCGGTTTTTGAGTTGTATCTAAATGTAGAAGAAGATACACCAATTGAGCATATTCGTTCTTATGATACTCATGAGACTCTGAATGTGCCTCCTGGTACTTATAAGATTCGTCGTCAGCGTGAGTACACATCTGAAGGTTGGCGCCGAGCTGCTGATTAGTTATTAATTGATAGGAGAAGGGGCTTCGGTCCCTTCTTTATTTTTTATGAAACCAGTGAATGAAGAAGTCCATGGGCAAGTCTGTTGTCAAGTACGTGAGCAAGTCCGTTGGCCAGTCCATGTGCAAGTCTATTTTCAAGTCGATTGGCAAGTCCATCAACAGGTCTATTGGCAAGTCAGGAATCAAATCGATAGACAAGTCGAAGATCAAATGCTTGAGGAACTCCAATGAAACCAGTATCTAATAAAGTCATTTGGCAAGTCCATAATCAAGTCCTTCGGCAACTTCATGTGCAAGTTAATAAGCGAGTCTTTTGGCAAGTCTATTGGCGAGTCTCCGATGAAGTCTCTGGGAAAGTCTCTAGTAAAGTCGATGATCAAATGTTTGGAGAATTCCAATGAAACCAGTAAATGTAAAAGTCCATTGGCAAGTCCAGGACCAAATGTATGAACAAGTCATTGATCAGGTCCATTGGCAAGTCTATGAACTGGTCCGTAGGCAAGTCTCAGATCAAGTCACTGGACAAGTCTATGGTCAAGTCTATAAGCAAGTCTTTTGGCAGGAAGCTTTTGAGAAATACGAGGCTGCACCTTACGCCCAATCGGTCTTTGTATCTTTGAGGAACTCCAATGAAACCAGTGAATAAAGAAATCCATTGGCAAATCTATAGGCAAGTCTCTGGACAAGTCACTAAGCAAGTCCATAAGCAAGTCTATAAACAAGTCTCTGGGCAAGTCACTGAGAAAGTAAATAGGCCAGTCGTAGATTGCGTCTATTGGCAAGTCTTTGAACAAACCATAATGGAACTCCAATGAAACCAGTAGATGAACGAGTCCATTGGCATGTATATCAACAAGTCGATATACAAGTCCGTGGGCAAGTCTCTGAGCAAGTCGGCCGTCAAGTCTATGAGCAAATCAGGCGTCAAGTCCGTGAGCAAGTCTGGGGTCAAGTCTATAGGCAAGTCTTTAAGGAAATCTAATGAAACCTGTGAATAAAGAAATCTATTGGCGAGTCTATAGGCAAGTATCTAGGCAAGTCTCTGGGAAAGTCTCTGATCAAGTCTATAGTCAACTCTATAGTCAACTCTATAAGCAAGTAAATAGGCCAGTCGTAGATTGCGTCTATTGGCAAGTCTTTGATTTGAACAAACCATAATGGAACTCCAATGAAACCAGTGAATGAAAAAGTCCATTGGAAAGTCCATGGACAAGTCTATAGACAAGTCCGTGAGCAAGTTTTTGAGCAAGTCTACGATCAAGTCTACGATCAAGTCTGGGATCAAGTCCGGAGTCAAGTCGCTGATCAAGTCTATTGGCAAGTCTTTGATTTGAACAAACCATAATGGAACTCCAATGAAGCCAGTGAATAAAGAAATCTATTGGCAAGTCGATAGGCGAGTCTCTAGGCAAGTCGATA